TAATGGGTTTGTGGCTAATGTAGGTCAAGTCGATTATACATGGGATAAAAATCAGAGAAACTGGTTCACAGTTGGTAAAAATAATATTAAATCATATTTGAAACCTGAAACGGCTGTAGACTTAAAAGGTAATATTCTTAATGGAAAAAATGGCAAGCCTATAAAAACAATATATGGTAAAAGTTGGAGAAGAATCACACAGACTGCTATCGGTGCCATAGATGCCAAAGGCGATGCTGGACCCGATACAGGAGATGCTACAGACCCTAAACCTATTAGTGATAGAAAAGAAGTAGAATTGGGTAATACAAAATTTATATTCCAGGATTCTACAAAAACATGGTTTAATAAAAAAACTGGTAAGCCTGTAGATAGAAAGTCTGAAGCTCATGATATTTTAATGGGCACTCAAGGATTTAAAAGTGACGGAATAACTAAATTAGACCCTCCTGCAACCACACGTATTTTCAACTATATAAAGAAAAAGTTTAATCTTCCGGATGACATCCTTCCTGCTAACTTAGGTGTTTCAAGTAAAGAAAAAGCAAGAAATATAGGAGGTGTAGCAGGTGGTACAGTAGGAGAATTAATAGGACTTTCTCTATCAGGTCCTGCTACAAAATTAATAACCAAAATGTTTCCTTTTAGTGGCTCTCCTGGAAATGAAGACGAGTTAATTAAGCAGATTAAAGGTGATAATATTGATAGTAGCACAGCAAGTGATGATGAGTTAGATGATGTTATGAATGTTGATGATACTGATAATCAAACAGAACTTGATAACAATTTTAATAATTCTAAGAATAAAAATCCTGATATTAAACCAGGTGCAATAGTTGTACACGACTCATATCCAAATAAAAAATTTAAATGGGAAAAAAGAGCAAACGGCCAATTAAATTGGAGAGACGAAGCAGGAAAAATACATACAGTATTACCAAATGTATATAAATCTATAATAGATAGTTTAACATCAAAAGATCTAGAACAATTAAATAAAGGAGAAAATATTAGTATTAATAATAAACCTTTAACATCAGGACAATTACTTCATGCTAGACTTTATGCTGTTTACCATCAAAAAAATAAATTGTCATGAAGTTCCTAGATATTTCTAAACCTTTAATTACAGGTATTTTATTAGAAGCAGAAAATAAAAATACTCACTTAGAGCATTTGGAAGATCATATATTTAATAAAGGATTCGAAGGTGCCAAAGAGGCAGTTGCTTATCTTTATAGTTTACATGAAATGCTTGAGGGGAATTCTAATAGTCCGGTCAGTATGACTACAAAATGGGACGGAGCACCAGCAATCATATGTGGTAAAGATCCTGAAACAGGTAAATTTTTTGTAGGTACTAAAGGTGTATTTGCACAAAAACCTAAAATTAATTTTACAGATAAAGACATAGAAGAAAATCATCCAGCAGAAGGATTACAAGACAAACTTAAACTTGCATTAAAATATCTAAAAGGATTAAATTGGAATACTGTAGCACAAGGCGATATGTTGTTTTCCAAGAGCGATTTAGAAACAGTAACAATTGATGATGATGTTTGTATAGCATTTAAACCTAATACAATCGTGTATGCTATCCCTACAGATAACGATTTAGCAAAAGAAATATCTAGTGCAGAAATTGGTATAGTATGGCATACAGAGTATGTAGGAGGGCCTACATTAGCCGATACCACTGCTAAATTTGGTTTTGATAGTAGTGTACTAGGTAACAGTAATAATGTTTGGCATAGAGATGCTTTAATAAAAGATTTTAGTGGCACAGTTACATTAACAAAACAGGAAAGCACTTTAATAATAAAATCAATTAGAGAAGCCGATACATATTTAAAAACTATTAAACCTGAAACGTTCAAATGGTTAGAAAGTGGTAACGACATAATAGGTAAAGATTTCTTACAACAATTAAAGGCCCATGTAAATAATAATATTAGAGCAGGTGCATTTGACGAGCCCACTAAATTTGCACAAGGGTTTATACAAAAGTATATTGGATTTATGGATAAGAAAATTGAGAAGTATAAAACAGATGCTAAAAAAGAAGAAACAGATGCAAAAAAAGTAGAAGGTGTTAAATTTATAAGACAAAATTTAAAAAGTATTGTTAGTGTTTATGATCTTTATTTAAAACTTATTACTTCCAAAGTGAACATTATTAAAAAGTTAGAAACCATTAGACAGTTACCTACATTTAAGGAAACTGAAAACGGATATGAAGTAACAGGCGAAGAAGGATTTGTTGCAGTAGACAGAATGGGTAATGCATTAAAATTAGTAGACAGATTAGAGTTTAGTAGATTAAACTTTGGAACTGGAGCACCAGGCAAATGAGCATACTTAAAGATAAAATGACTGGCAACGAAATGAGGGAGTTATTGGATAAAAAACATGCCTGGGACGATGGTATTCACAATCCAGAATTTATAAATGACATAAGACGTCACAACTGGGTTTTAATAAACAATTACCCACTTGCTAAACTGGGTAGTGTGGAAGATCCTTATAATAGACTTATAGAGCCAGATGATGATTATGCTATGAGTTACTCAGATTTGTCAGAGCCTATTGTGATTGCTACAGATAGAAAAACTGTTTTAGATGGAAATCACAGAGTATATAAAGCAAGGGAAATGGGTAAAACACACTTACCAGCATACTTTCCAATGGTAAAAGAAAACAAGTTTAACCTTAAATTAATAGATAAAGAAATATCAGAAGCAAGACTATATAGAACTACTAGAAACTTCGAAATTTATAACGGAAGGGAAATTGCAGACTTACTTTATTTAACATCATTAGCAACCTTTATGATGGCAAAAGACGAAAAGCAAGAAGCATTTGCTAGATCATATGCAAAGCAAACAGCACAATATGGAAAGTATAATTTTTTTAGAAGTCATGCAACGGATTTATACTTATTGGCATATCAAGTAAGTGATCCTGATAATAGAAATATAAAATTAAAAAGTTCTATAGAAAGTAACAGGTTTCTTAAAAGTTGTAAATTTAATGATAGGCATCATTGGAACTTTTTTACTAAATTAGGACAAGGCAGAGAAAACTCTAACGATAGTGTTGTGTATTTTATGCGACTAGAAAAGCAATTAAAAATTAGTAATGCAAAGTATAAACAATTTCGTAGGTTTATTACAGATTGGAAAAATTTAAAATATCGATCTAAACAATTGGTTGTTACTCAGATGATACAAGAGTTTAGAAGAATAGGTAGAGGAAGTGAAATGATTAGTCCTTTATCTACTATGACAAGATATAAAAGTTATAGAATGTCAGATAAGTATAAAAAACAGCCTAGTACAGCAAAGCGAGTTGCAGGTGCGGCCGCAGGTGCAGTAGTAGGTAGGTATGCTGGTAAGAAGATTGCACAAAAATTAGGTAAAGATGTTGATAAATATAAGAAAGCAGGAACTGGAATAGGCGCAATAGCAGGTTATTGGGCTAGTGGAAGGCAACGACAAAAATGAAAATTAAAAACATAATATTAAAAGAAGAACTTACATGGGGAGATGTAACTCAGAAATATTCAGGGAATACTCTTCTTTTGAGACATATTATGAAAGCCGGACAAGATCCTAGAAATCAAATAGATGGTAAAACAGATTGGGGTTCTGCAATCGATTTAGGTAATGCTGAGTATCAACGAGAGGTTCAGAAGCAACAGGACAGTAAAGCAAAGAAAGATAGTGATAAAATTAGTGCTGAAGATCCTAAAATAAAAAGAAAAAGAGGTGCTCAAATAGGTAACCAAAATGCTTTTAAAGGTGGTAGTGAAATACAGCAAAGATTAGGATTAAGTGACTTACCAAAAGTTGACACATCAACCGTTACCAAAGCCGCAACAACAAGTTTTGATTTAGGACAAAAACTAGGACAGATAGGTGGTGCTAAAGTATCATACAACAAACCAGGTAATTTAAAATTAGCCGCAAGTAAAAAGAATTTAGATAAAAAACTCTAATTTATATAACAAAAAAACATCCAATTTAGATAAATAAATGTAACGGAGCAATTTGCTCTAAAACATATTTAGGAGAATTAAAATGGCACAAGCAAATCCAAACGCGGCAGTTAGAGCGGCAAACGGTTTAGTAGGTACAACTCACATTCTTTCAGTAACAGACGTATCAACAGTTTCAGTTGAAGCGGCATGTTTAGAAGCACAGAATGAAGGTTTTGTTGTTGTAGCGATTGAAGATGACGTAGCAAGTGACGGATGTCACATTGCATTACAAGGTGCGGCGGCAACACCTTCAATTACTGGTACATCATTAGTAGTTACTTTCGCATAAGTTTAAACAACTTTTAAAAGAAGGCAGTTTATACTGCCTTTTTTTATGGCTTTTTGATAAATATATGTAACGTACAATATTATTGTACAATAAATTAGGAGAATTAAAATGGCACAAACGGATAGAAGAGCGGCGGCGGCTGGTGAGTTTATTGGTAAAGATGTATTCCTTAAGAGTTTCACTCAACAATCAGGAAACATTTCAGCAACTCAATTAACAGCATTAGTTAGCTCAGTACAAAACTTAAACCTTTCAGTATTAAAAGTTGGCGCAGTAAGTGGTGCGGCAGTTAAAATGATTCTAGAAGGTGCAGATAATCTAGCAAACGGTGACCTAGCAGGACACGTTATTGCAGACGTCTCATTCTAAGTTAAATTAAACTTATTAAAAATCCTCACTTAGTGGGGATTTTTTTTGATCTAAAAATCTGAAATCCTGATAAA